GATGCAGCCAGGACATCTGAGGGTAGCCGCGAAGGCCGCGCTCAAAGATCAGCCAGCAGAAGTCTTGTGTGCCGCCACCGACCTTGCCGCCGGCACGGATGTATTCGCCCGGCGGCATCGATGGCCGCGGCGTCAACAGGCGGATGTGGGCGAGTGGCAGCCGCTCGAGGAAGTGCGCTGCCGGCAACCGACGCAGCGGAAAGATCATCGCCGTTTTGCGGCGACTACGATCAACCGCCCTGATGATGAACTCGTCGAGCACTTCGAACGGCGGGTTGCTGACGATGTTGTCGTACATGTCCCGAGATTTAAGAAAATCGCTGGGGCTCCTGGTCGAGTCCCAACCGCGATTGACCAGGTCAAACCCTGCAGCCGCATGGCCGGCGCTCAATGCCGCGATGACGATTGTGCCCCAGCCGCAGGCGGGGTCGACGATGTGGCCTTCGAACCGCTCGACGGCGAACAGTCGCTCGCTGCACCAGGGCGGGTCGACATAGTGCGAAAGCTCTTCGCGCTTGAAGATGTGCGATTGCCGCAGCCGGGGCTCGTCGTCCTCGATCGTTGTCATGACCCGCCCTCAAACAGCACATTGTGATCGTGCTGGGTCATGAACTTCTGGATGCTCTCGACGAGATCCAGGTTTGGTTTTCTGCCTTTTCGAAGGTCGGGGACGAAATTGGGATCATTGCAGGCGGCCTTGCCGAACGCCGTCGGCGACATGCCGGTGCGTTCGAGGAAGGCTTCGACTTGCTGCAGGAAGACGGCCGATCGGGTCATCCGGCCAGGCTAGGAGCACCCCGATTCCCTAACAATAGGAACATTCCTATGCTTTTTCTTACAGGGTTCTAATACGAAATATCCTAGCCAAAGCCCCCCTGCGTCACACTTGTCAGTTGTAGAAACGATAGGGAATCCCCTATAGTGAAAATGACCTATTGATAGGGGTATTTCATGGATCGCATCAGGGAATTCATTGTCAAAAGAATCAAGGAAGCGGGTCTTACGATGGCGGAAATTTCACGCCAGATGAATCGCAATCCTGCTTATATTCAGCAATTTCTTTCTCGTGAAACGCCAAAGGAACTTGAAGAGGAGGACCGTCTCGTTCTCGCACGCATTCTTGGTGTCGATGCAAACCAACTTAAAGGACCAGGGCGTCCTCGAAAATGGTCGAGGACTGTTCCACTTCGTCCGATCAAAAACCTCGATCTAGAAATTGCCACAAGACACTTACGGAAAGCTAAAAATATTGATGAAGTCGCCACGCTACTGAAGACGTTGCGTTTACACAGCGACGCCCTTCTGTCTGCAGACAGTAACGTTCCTTATTACTTTTCAGTACCTCTTCCGTCTGGCGGCATCAAGATTGCTTCTTATGCACGTTTCCGCGCTCCGAAGCTGCTTACTACGCTATTGAGCGAGCATAGTTACTTCTTACTGATCTCCGACGACATACTTCCGGATCTTCGTCGCGGAGCCATTGCCTTCGTCGATCCAAGCATCACTCCTGACGCGGGAATGATTTGTATCTTAAGAAAACGTTCAAGTGAAAATGGTGGCGAAGCTTATATCAGACAGATTTTAGAAGTTACGGAGGAACACTTCAGGGTGTCCGCAAAGGAAGTCGTAAAAGCTTCTAAAAATTCCGTAAACGGTTTGCGACAACCATTTGAAGATTTCTCGCAGGAGGAGTGGCGCGCCGACATCGTCATCGGAAACCTGTTTCCGCCTGTGACATAAGGATGTTGCAGATTTTCGATACCTTCAGAATTTTGTTTCCTTTTGTTTCTAGATCGAACTTGCTAAAAATCGTGATCATTGGCACAGGCAGATTCCATTTGACACTGGCAAATCACGGGGAATAGGCTTCCCCGGTCCCGGCATTTTCCTATTTTCTTATGCTGGTTCCTGCGACCCCGACAACACCCCCAAGCCATGACACGGCTCGCTTCCGGCTGTGATCACGGCTGTCAGTACGGGAGGAACGGCATGAGCACGGCCGACATCCTTTTTGACTCAAATCACGAGCCTCCGAAGACCCAGGCTCCCGCCGATGAAACCGACGGCCCCGATGACTTTGCCGGCCACACGCGTCGGGTAATCGACGAGATCGTCAACAATGTCGTCACCGAATTCAACCAAGAGATTGGCGAACTGCGCAAGGAACTCGATGATTTCGAGCAGGTGCTGATCAGCCGTGCGGCGCAAACCAAGGACACGATGACGGGCTATGTCGAGCTGGTCCGCGCCGGTCACGCTCTCACCCGTCACGTTCGCGAGCGCGTCCAGAGCATGTGCGCGAGCAAATCCCTGGACGAGGAATAACGCCATGCCCAATGACAAAACATTCCCGATCGAAACCGGGGTTCCGTTTCCTGGCAAACAAAAAACAGCGGCGGGACGCCCGTCGATCTACCCGTTCAGCAAGCTCGAGGTTAATCAATCATTCTTTGTGGCATCGGAACGACCAACGTTCTCGTCCGAGCGCACATTGTGCGCGGCCTATCACAAGGCGCGCGAGACCATGGGGCACAATTTTGCATGGGCGCGCGAAGAAGGTGGCTTTCGGATCTTCCGACTGCCTGGTGAGGCTGTGGTGAAAAAGCACAGGCCGCGCGAGGTCGACGAGAGGGCCGCATGATGTTCTGGACCGGTTTCGCAATTTTCGTAGCCGGCGTCTTCACCGGTTCGATGCTTGGCGTGCTGATCATGGCGATCGTGACGATCAACAAGGACGACCACTATGAAGCGCGAGACTGAGTTGAACAACAGTATCGCGTACCTCGAGCTGCCCAAAAATATGCGCAGCCTTAAGATCAGCGACGAAGGCTATCCGATCCCGTGGTTCGTCGGCTACCCGGATGGCCCCGATGGCAAGGAAGACTTCCGTTGCATCGACGGCGAGAAGATGCGGATCGCGGTGCGGCTAAAGCGGTGCTGGCTATGCGGACAGCCGCTTGGGAAATTCATGACTTTTCCAATCGGCAGCATGTGTGTCGTCAATCGCAACATCGCCGAGCCGCCGAGCCATTTGGCCTGTTGTGAGTTCAGCGTCCGTGCCTGCCCGTTCCTCAGTCGGCCGCGCATGCGGCGCAACGAAAAGGATGCACCGCAAGGCCATGTCGCCGGCATCGGCATCAAGCGCAATCCTGGTGTCGTCGCGCTGTGGACGACGCTGTCGTACCGGGTGTTTCGCGCGCCGAACGGCGGTGCGCTGTTCGAGATCGGTAAATCCGAGCACATTGAGTTCTATGCCGAAGGCCGCAACGCCACGCGTGAAGAGATTCTGGCCTCGATGGAAAGCGGGCTGCAAGACGAACTGATGCCGCGCGCGGTAGCGGAAGGATCGGACGCCGTCGCAGAACTGCAGGCGATGTACGACAAAGCACTGACACTAGTGCCGGCGGCATGAATCGGGGGTTTATCAATTCCTTACCCCGACGCCTGGAACCACCAGTGCAGCAATGAGAACGGTTCGAAAGCACCCAGAAAATCTCAGGATGCACTGGTGCTTTTCCAGTGGCCAGGAACGATGAGCAGACTGACGAAGCCGCAGATGCGGGCACTGGATTTTTTCGAGAAGAGCGAGCGTGATCCGACGACGGTGTTCGGAAAGGCCGCGCCAGCGACCAAGACCACGAATTGGCTGGTGTGCCGCTTATATGTTGACTGCCGGTCCGTCGGTGCGTTCGACATGAAGGCGTTCAGGCTGAGCGATAAAGGGCGTGCAGCGTTGCGAGGTAAGGACCATGGCACAAAGACTGCTGACGTATAATGAGCTGCGTGATCACGGCGTGAACTATACGCGCCGGCATCTCGACACGCTCGAGCGCCAGGGCAAATTTCCCAGGCGGGTGGCGATCGGCGAGTTCAGGGTCGGCTGGGTCGAGGCCGAGATCGACGCCCATACCGCGGCCAGGATCAAGGCGCGCTCGAGCAGGACCGGTGAATTGGGATCAACCGGGCAGTCAAAGAAAAAGCGCGGAGCCGAAGCCCCGCGCCTGGATGATGATGCGGCCTGATTTAACGGGAACCGCGACCGACCATGAGCAGGACACCGCCCATCTGGGGTAACAGCGCCAGCAGCATCAGCCGCAGCATGGCGAAATCATTGCCGGCCGGCCGCACCAGGCCACCGGTCAGCCAGCTGACGATGCGGGTGGCCGCCTCGACCTGGGGATCGGCCTGCTGCTCGACCGCTTGCATGGCGGCCTCGAGGGCCTGGCGCTGCGCCGTGACCGCGGCTTCGCGCTCCCGGCAAAACTTGCCGATGCCACCCTTGCACTCCCGATCGCGCGCCGCCGTGACGTCAGCCAGGGCGGTTTGTGCCGCTGTCACGGCCGGCGTGACGCGTGACGCCCGTGACGATGTCACGTCGCTGATGTTGGTCGAGGCGAACCCGATGCCGGCGCAGACGGCAAACAGGAAGGTCGCAAACCAGACCAACCACCCGACCGCTGCGGGACCGCGCTGGCGCTTCGCCGAGAGGCGGGCGCACCCGGTGGGCAGGAACAACGCGGACACGTCAGCGACCACGCCAATGGCCAGGAACAGCCACCCGGCGATATCGGAACTCCCAAGGCTGCGGGCGTACCAGCCGTTCATGCAGATACCGACCGCCGCGGAGGCGAAAGCAGCCCCGGTGAGCGCGCTCGAGGCATCGAGCGTTGGTAGCTGGAACCGGGGCATCGCGGGCACGCCCGTGACGCCCGTGACGCCCGTGACAGGTTTTGGTGTGAGGGTGGGGGTTACACTGACCGTGACGGGGACAGGCTTTGCCGCCTGGGCCGCGGCCTTGCGGGCCCGGCAGTCGCGCTGCCGTTCAGCCGGCGTGCGCGCTTTGGGGGGTTGTTGGAAGGGTAGGACAGATGAGATAGTTTCGATTGCCATGATGATGACCAATCCGCTTTGGTTGTTGTTGATGGAAGTGGTGCGGCGGCGTGCTCGCTACACGCCGTCGCGCCCATTAGGCAGCGGCAGTTTCGACCAGCCGCAGGCGCGACTGTTCCGGTTCCTTGACGAGCTTCTCGATGTAGTCGCCCCAGGCCTGCATGGCGGCGATGCGCTCGTCCAGGTACTGGGCGAAGTTGTAGTGCTTGCGCACGCCCTTCTTGGTCTCGCCCATATGGTTGATGCAGGCGTCGGTGACGTGCGGGGCAATCTTGAGGACGTCCTGGCCAAGCGTGTCGAACGACCGGCGGAAGTCGTGCATGCCCCAGTCCCCCTTGACGACCTCCCGACCGTAGGCGTCGCGCCGCTTGGCGAGCCGCTCCTTCAGCCGCTTTATCGACTTGTCCCAGCCATCATAGCCACCATCCCCGGTGCCAAAGAGATGCTGATTGGCGCGTTTGGGATGCTGGGCGAAAACCGCCAGCGCCTGGGTCGAAAGCGGAATCAGGAAGGTCTTGCGGTTCTTCGACAAGCTTTCATTCGCGACCTCGCCAAGCTTGGCGAGCCGGTTGGCTTCCTGAATACCGACCTGACCACCGAGCGTGATCAGGGCATCGCCCTCGTGCAAATCATCCTGACGCAGGTTGCCGATCTGGCCACGGCGCGCACCCGTCAGCATCAGCAGCTTGATGATGCGACCAAACTCATCGTCGCCAGCCTCCTGCCAGATGGCGGCAAGTTCCTTCGGCGACAGCACGCGGTCACGGGCCACGCTCTGGAATTTTTCGGTGCGATTGACCGGGTTGTGATCGCAGAGGCAGCGCTCGTTCGCCCAGTTGAAGAACTTCGACAGCGTGGCGCGAGAACGGGTCATCCCGATCTTGCCGCGCTTTTTGATCTTGTCGAGTTCACGGATGACGGTTGGCTTGTCGATCAGCTTGATCGGAATGGTGTGCAGGCCGGCAAAATCGCCCTCGAGCTGAACGCGCTGCGCCTTGATGTAGTTCGCAGAACGCTTTTTGTCCTTTTGCGATTCCAAAAATTGCTCGATCAGATCCTTCATCGGCGTGGCGAGGTCGGCGGTCGCCTTCGCGTTTTCGATATTCGGATTGACCTTACGCGAGATCATTTCCTCAAAGCGGATGGCTTCCTTCTCGGCGAAGTCGAGGGTGACGGCACCGACCTTGCCGATCTTGATGGTCTCGTACCGACTGTTGAGCCCGAAGTAGTAGGTGTAGGTGCCGACCGGGTTTCCATTTCGGAAACGGATGGCAAGCTTGGACATTTTGGGATGCTGCACTTTCACGTCAGCCTTATCGGCCTTATCAGCCGGCGGGCGCACGTCGAGCACGTTCTTTTCAGTCCAGTTTTCGATCTTCTTGGCCATGGGATTCTCGCGGTTGATGGGTGGTTTGTGGGAGGGTTTTGGGAGGGTTTGAGTTTTCTATCCAGCTCTTCTCGTCTCCCAATAATCAAATGGTATACACCACAAAAACCCTTACAGCAATGCTGTTTACTTCTATTCAGTTCTGCTCAAACCCTCCCAATTCTAATGCTGAAAATCAGCATTTTCACGTCTGTTAATCGAATGGTCGCTGGTTCGAATCCAGCCCGGGGAGCCAACAAATTCAATCACTTAGCAGCTAGTCCGACCGGCCAACCCTCCCAAAAAATCCCCGTGGGAGGGTTTTGGGAGGGTCCGGTCTATCCCTTTGGGAGGGTTGGGCGATTGGCCGCCGCTTTGCATGCAGATGCATGCATCTCACGGGGCGTCGATGGCAAAAATCAGATGGTCGGGAATCGCCCCCACAAGTGGCGGGTGGAAGCCAAAAGGGGTTTTGGGAGGGTTTTGGGAGGGAACCGGGAAAGATCAGCGTGCCGGTTTCTTCAACAGATCGGCCGGCTCGATCTCGAGCGCCCGCGCCAGCCGCTCGATGTTGTCGAGGCTGATATTGCGCTCGCCCCGTTCCACGGAGCTGACATAGGTCCGGTGCAGGCCGGCGAGATCCGCCAGGGCCTCCTGAGACAAACCGCGCATCTGTCGCTCCCGTCGCAGGTTGGCGGTAAAGTTTTTGCGGGCGGTAAAGTTTTTGCGGAGCGGCGTGCGCGATTCTCTCATCTCGCCAGTACGGCATCTTTGATGATTTCGCGTCGACAGACCATAAGTCGGCAGCCGATGGGTCGACAGTCTATAAGTCGAATTTTTCGTCCTATTTTCCGTGAGTTAGGACAGCAGCGCTGGCACGGAAGTCGATGGGCACGTAGGAATTTACCTAAGATGATATCTTAATCGTGTTCTGAAAATGACACCGGGTGTGCAAAAAAAATGCAATCCATGCCTCGATTGACCATCACAAAAAATAACAAAGCCCGTCGAGGTTGTGAGGGAATATTGGCGGTTGCCTATTGTCTTAGTGGCATATCAGGTATTGAAATGACGACGACCCGGTCAGGCCGTAAGCCTGCCGGGTCACCGTGGTGGAAATCCTGTCTGCTGCAGTCAACCGCGACGAAGCTGCGGCAACGTGAATCCACCGCCACAATCCTTAGCACGGGGGAACCGCATGGCAAAACAGCCTGAAATCCATGATCACTTCACGATCACGATCAGGAACATCCCGCCAATCCTCTACGGTGACGTCGTTGCGGACCTGGCGAAGCGCGGCATAACAGACTTTCACCACGAACTTGTGACGGACGTCGTCACCTTCAAGAACAACAAACAGCACGCGACGACCGGTGCCGAGCTGCTCGAGCCGTGGACGGTCGAGAATCCGACCTTCACCTCGAAAGCAGCAGGGGCGTTTTTCAAAGAGAACGGTCGAACCAATGCTGGTCTCTACTTCGCACTCAACAAGCTGATCGAAAAAGGCACGTTAAAAAGGCTTGGCGACAAAAACTATGCCCGCAACGACGTCAAGGCGATTGCAGGACCAAAGCCAAAGAAGACGACAGCTGCGAAAATTGCGCGTGAATATCACGATGTCGATCACCGCGAGTTCATCCTGCGCTACGCGCGGTCCCATGGCGGCCGGATTTCGAGACATAAGCTGACGGCCCATTTCGAGGCGCACGGCCGCAAGCCAGCTTCGGTCGGCGGCGCGCTAAACACCTTGGTCCACCGCAAGATGATCAAACAGCTTGGCGAAGGCGAATATGTGCTGCTTGCGAAAAGCGGCGCAAAACCGACGCCCGTCAAAAAACCAGCTCCAAAGAAAAAAGCTGTTGGACCGAAAAAACCCATCGGCAACGGCTCAGCGATCAACAAACAACCAGCGGTAAACTCAAACGAGGAGGTAACCCATGGCTAAGGGTTTGAACGGGCGCAGCTGGCTCACGCGGTCCTATAACTTCATCGACAAGGATCCTGCGGTGGATATTTTCCGCGGGCTCTATCAAAAAGAACACATCAAGGAGGATGACCTCGCCGCACTGTCGGGACTCGCCACGACCACGATCAAAAATCTTTTTGGCGGCGAGACCCGTCGGCCGCAGCACGCCACCCTGGCCAAGATGGCATCGGCCATGGGCTACGAATACAAGCTGGGCCGCGAGGAAGCACCAGACTACAGCAGCGAAATCCCGAAAGCGAAAGAGCAACGCAAGCAGTATCGGGTTCATTTACGCCTGAAACGCGAACGCGAAGCGCGGCGTGAGAGATAAGAGATAACCGTGACCAAGAAAAACCCTTCACCAGCTTCCAGGAATGAAAGCCCGGCCATCCAGACCGGTCGACGAATCCGCCTTGCTCGCTTGCAGCAAAACATGACGCAAACCGAACTTGGCAAGCGGATTGGGGTCTCGTTCCAGCAGATCCAGAAATACGAAAACGGCATGAACGGACTTTCGATCGAGCGCCTGCGCCAGATGAGCGAGGCACTCAGCGTCAACCCTCACACCCTGGCCGATTTTGATGACAACAAAATAGAACTGCCGGCGTTGTCCAAGCAAACAATCCATCTCCTCGAGATCTGGGGGCAACTACCAATCGGGTGTCACGCTCCACTGATGCGATTGTTCGCGGCCATGGTTGTCAACCAAGGAGGAAAAACATGAAGCGAAAAATCAAGCCAAAGGTCGGCCGCGGCGGTCCGCGCACTTATCGTGGCAAGCCCGTGGTCGATGCCAAGAAACCGGAGTACTTCGAGGTTACCGAGAGTGATTGCAGTCGCGGCGTCGCCAATGACCCGTCCGCCTGTGCAGCTGCGCACGCCCTGCACCGCAGCCTGCCTGGCAATCCCAATGTCTATGTGCATCGTTCTGTTGTGATGGTCGAATACAAGGACAAGGTCGTACGCTACAAACCCTCACTGGCTTTGCGCGATCAGGAAATCCGGTACGATGCGGCCAAGAAGTTTGCGACCGGCGAATATAATCTCAATCCGCCTCCGCCCAGCACGATAGCGGCGCGCGGTAAGCAGCATTCGCCGCCCGATCGCAAGCGTGGGAATCCCAACTCTCCGAAGCGCCGCAGACCTGGGGTGGCGTTGCGTCACGAACTTGGACGCGATGCATTCCATTTCGACAGCACCAATTCCGATTACAGGCGATAGGCCAGAAGTCACGGAAATCGGCGCGGAGGCATTTGCGCCCTCCGCGCCAGGTGCCTCTTTTCTTAACGCGGATGTTGAGAGGTAATTTTGACCCTAGTGGAGAACGAGGCGTCGTCAAGGTAGGGCCTCGCCAATGTCAACAGCAGAAGTTGTAACCGGCGCATTAGGAGAAACGACGATGAGGCGATACCACCGCCGTTATATTATGCCGCTTCGAAGCGAAGTAGTTGGCATGTGCTTGAAGTGTGGCGAGTGTTTTACGTGGCTGCCAGAAAATTTTGACATGAGGCACCGCTTCAACAGGGAAACGCATCAGTTATGCGGCGGCGAAATTGAGTTACAAGACGCGCGGCGCAGTTTGGGAGAGATGCATGACATGGGGAAGCAACGCGACATATAACCTCTGCCGCTGCCAATACTGTAAAAAGTTGGTCAGCGTTGACGATGCCGATACCGGGGAAACTAGCCACGAACGCCACTGCCCTTCCCGCACATGGTGGCGGCGAGCGTTGAATTGGTTCACGTAAACATCACACATGCAGACGGCGATGGGGCCACGCGATGTCACGAACCTCGCCAAGTAACCGAACGCCAGACGACCAGACATGAAAAAAGCGCCCGGCCCTCGCAGGTCGGGCGCTAGTCTCTGGGAGATCGATCAACAGCCCTTGCAGATCGAGGGCGGCGGTGGCGGAACGGGCGGCATCACCTCAATGTTGGAGTGTGAGGCGGGGAAAGCGCAGATCGCCGCCGCCTCCTGCGAGCAGCGACAACAGGGCGATGATCACCAGAATAAGAACGATCAGCCATACCGCCTGCTCGACCCGTTGCGGGATGGCAATCGCCATCACCTGACGCAGCACATAGAACACAAAATAAATCACCGCGCAGATGATGATGACGCCGATCAGTATCCAGAGCAGATTTATTGCGATTGCAATCATGGGGTAGCTCCCTTCCCTTTTCCGTTAGCGCCGCACGTCGCAGCGGGCGGCCTGTAGCAGATTGCGCGCCAGCGTCTTGCATTGGGCGGCGGCGTTGATCGCGTCGATATCGGCCCGCGTGTAATAGCTGCTTTCCAGAACGGCAAATTCGCGATCCGTGATGCAACCGGTCAGGGTCATGGCGAGCAGTCCGAGCAACAACGCTTTCATTTGGTCCCCTCCTTGTTGATGACGCAATGCTGCATCAGATCGGCCAGCAACCCATCGCGCCGTGTCGCACTGGCGCTGACCTCGCGCAAGGTCAATGCAAACGCCGCTATGAAGATCACATTGATCACGATCAGCGCGAGCGCCACCGGTTGGTTGCGTAATGATTCGGCGATGTTGCGCGCGAGTTTGATCATTGGTTTTCGTAAACGCCGGACGCAATAATATGCGAACCCACTGCGTAACTTGCACCCTGATTCTGGATGCAATTAATGAAAGTACTGACTCCAGTAATTCGGCATACAATGATATTGTTGGTATTGGCAATCTCTTGGCCAGTTAATACAACATTTGCATTCGACGTATTTGGCAGTGTGAATGTAAGTGCACTTGTGCATGATCCTAAAGCGGTGATTGTAAACTCGACTTGAACGAATGTTGTTTTACCATACTGCTTCGCTCGTGCCGAATTGGTTGTGACGGTCCCGTTGCCACAAGTCGGCGAAGCCGTGAACGCTGACCACGCGGCCACCAGATCCGTTGCACCAGACGCCCCCGTAACGAGGTGCAACCCGCCAGCATCGGCATAAATTTCCCCGTCAATACCGCCGCCGCTATTGAGCCAGCGCATACTTTGTCCACGCGCCATCTCAGTGGCAACACCAGCGCCACCCCTTCCAATTGTTCCGTCCAACGCATTGAAAGCGAAAATAAACCCCTTGCGGAATAAGGTTGTATTGCCGGGGCCTACAGCAATCGCTCCCGTTACGTTAGTGGTCGCCATCGCGTAAGCGCCCGCCGTCAACAAAAGCGGATAGATGGCCGGAGATGGAAGCAGGGCAAAAGGCGTAGCGTCGACAGTAGTGGCGCTGTTGTTAGCATCAAACTGGTTTATCGAAATCCCATGGGTGCCGGATGCGGCAATGGCCACCGCGCACATGCCGCACGCGATAGGCGTGCCTGCCGAATAGGTAACGTTCAAAGTAGCTCCAGCGCCGCCGCCGCCGCTTGTCGCGGCCGGGTTCGCAGGTGGCGTCGTGCAAGCGCCACCGCCATTGGAGGCAATTCCAGTAACGGCTGTTACCGCTCCCCCGGAAACCGTCACGGCAATTATCGGTTGAACCGTGCAGGTGCCTCCCAGAACAGTTAGAGATTGAGCACCGCTCGCATAACCGGACCCACCGGCTCCCACAGTCGCTGATGCAGCGCTGGTTTTACTATCATCCTGATAGCCGATACCCGTCATGCCTTGGCTACCACCGGAAGCTATCCCAAACGCGGCACGCTCGTCGCTTGTCCTTGCCGTGCCCACGATGCCGAGAAGTCCGAGCGTGCTAACCGAAACGATCTGTGCGTTTTGCGTCGTTGAAGGCAATAGCGTTTCCATCCAGTCTGCCGGAACAGGTGGAATACCCGTGCCGCTTAACGCTGCTGCGCCAACAAGCAAGCGATTGAACCGGCTTACGATAGCCGGGCCACGATTTGTCCACATCGTCCCAGTATTGCCGATAACAGAAGATGCGTCATTCCATGGCGCTGCACTGAGCAGATTAACCGTTTGTGTCGTCGTGCAATCCTGCGCATTCGTCGTCGATCCGGTTGAATTGCATTTCACTGTATAAGCCGCCATCGGCCCGGATGATCCTCCACTCGGCGCTTGGAACGTCGGAGCGGCACCGGGGCCATTGCTCGTCAACACCCATCCTGAAGTACCGGGGACAGCATTGCCGAATCCCGTCACGCCTGCGCCCCTGCCAATCGGAATGGAATTGGTTGGCGTTTGCCATTGCGCAAACGCAGGAGTGCAGGTCATAAAAAAGGCCGCCGAAGCGACCTGAGCAAACCAGCGATATCGATGTTTCATGGCGCAAAAATCCACGCATTCAGATCAGGGCATGGCCACAGCGTTGCGGATGTTAATTGTGTAGCAGTCGAGACCAGCGACCATGTCGCTTGCTTCATGATAGTGCTGCCGTCTGTCGTATTCAGTGAGATGGCATGATCACCAGCCAAGGCCGTTGACCAATCCACAATGCTCAAGGGTTGCTTGTTCTGCGCAGCGAGGGCCGGGAGCGTGAGGGTTGTGGCACTCGGCGCGCTACGCTGAATGGCAGCAATCGTTGTCCCGGCAGGAATGACTGCGCTTACTGCACTCATCGAGAAAAACGAATAGGCAATATTCCCACCGCCGCCCGTCCCCGGTATCCCCGGCGGCCCTTGCGGACCTGCGGGACCGGGGATGTTCGGGATGACCTTGAGCTTGATCTTGGGAGAAATCGTCATTTTTCCTCAAGTGAAGGTATGATGTTCAAGACTGCAAGCACCTTGAGTGAAGGTGATCAGATTTCCGCGGTACTGCGCGCGAGGCGGATCATCTGACATGTTCCCTTCGGCCACGCCGTAACTTTGCTCAATTCCCCATCATCGTAACCCAGTTTGCACCGTCGCTTTGCAACGCGGCAAATTTTGCGGCTGTTGCCGGTAGAATAATGTTGACTGCCGTTCCACCACCGAGCGGGATGACCGTAAAGGTTGCGCTCGCTACGGTTTGGGCGGTCGTGTTTTTGATGTAAAGCCACCTGCCGGGAAAGCCGGCTGCAGCTGGAAGCGTCAACGTAATGGGCGCAGCCGCCGCGCTGATGATGGTTTCATCGGTTATGCCGACAGTATAGTTCGCCGTTAGCGTTTTCGACCGACCATGATCGTACAGACTATTGTTGGTGCCTGCGTCAGAGACAGCCGCGCCAGTTCCGACATGAAGGTTCGAATTGGCGGTATTGCCGGATGTGCCAGCGGCTGCGATAATATCCACACCCATGTTCACAAAAATGTTGTTGCTGATTTTGTTCTGGTTGGCCGAGCCTGCCAGTGAAACGCCGTTAGGAATGAACGAACCACCAATCGCAATGAAAGTGTTGTCGGCAACGATCGACCATTGCTGATCAAGGACGAGGGCCGGGTAGCCGCTAGCTGTCACGCCACTGCCTGCAAATACCAGATTGCCGACGAACTGACTGCAATTTCCGCCACTAACCGAATAGGCTGCGGCTGCGACATTGAACTGGCTGTTAACCACAGAGAATTGGGGACGCCCACCAGAACCGCCGGTGCCGGCCGTAACCGTTCCGAAGATCGCGTTATTTGCTAGGAAGTTTCCGTTTAGGACCGCAAGCCCTTCCAAATAACCGCTCAGTTGAATGCCAATGTTGCAATACGATGACGCAAAATTATTGATCGTATAAACGTCCGGGTTTGTGTTCACATTGGTACCGATCAACTGCATTCCAACACCGTTGTTCGCGGTCGATCCAACATAATTCACGTTATCGATGCTCACGTTTCCCAGATCGGTGATCTTAAGCCCGACGCCCCAATAATTGAGGGTGCTGGCGTCGTTCCGGAACATGAGGTTCTCAAACTTGGATATGCGCGGGACGCCCGCTGTCAGGGAGTTGCCGTACACAGTAAGACCTGCCCCTGCGCTATTTTGCAGCGGGGTGACGAATGCCATGTCACTGATTTCGATGCTTGCACCGCTGATCCATGCGAACGATGTGCTGGTGGTGAATGAAAAGTTGAGGCCGTTCCCGGCGCTTGTAAAATAAAGCTGGGTGTTCTGATTGCCCTGCCCGCGCATCAGAAATTGCTTGGATGCGCCAATATTGAAAGACAGATTGGCTGTGTTGATATTGCACTGCCCATGGGGGAGCAGTAGTTCCGCGCCGGTAGAAATCGCGGCATTTATGGCGTTTGAGATGGCTGTCGAATTATCGAAACTGCCATTACATACCATGCCGTAGTCGGCACCATACAGGGTTCCCCATGTTGTGGTGATCGAACTTCCGTTCACCGCAATCCCGCTGCCGGGAGCGAGAACGCCAACTTTCCCCCCATTATCGAAAAGCAATTGATTCGATATTCCGTTGCTGATCGATGTCGCGCCAGCGGCGTCAATCGCACCCGCAGGCGAGGTGTCCGAGGGATGGACGTGATCCTGCCGCGCGAAATTGGTCGAGGTACCGATGATAGCGGTAGGGCCATCCATCAACGGCGGCACCGTTGCAGGCGCACCCGCGCCGTCTTGCCCCGGTATCCCCTGTATCCCCTGCGGCCCCGTATCTCCCTTATCCCCCTTCGGCCCCTGAATATCCTGCCCCGGCGGACCTTGCGGTCCCACTGGGCCGGGGATATTGGGGACGACTTTGAGTTTAACGTCGGGAAAATCTTCGATGCTCATGGCACATTCCCGTCGATGATCGGCAATGGCCCGACGCTCAATTGAACCGTCTGCGATCCATCGGGCACAGTCAGCGTGAGACCGGTGGGGTAAGTGCCACGGCATAGCGTTGACATCTGCTGCAGGGTGAAATTCCAGCGGAACATGCCGGGATTTGACACGCCGTAAATCGTCAGATTGCCGTTGTCGGTTGACGCGACCAGCAAAGGATTACTCGTACTGCTCCAGCCGTCATAATCGTCATACCTCATCGAGCCGCTGCCACACGGCCCGCAGATTGCGAACACCATCGAGTAGCCGGTCAGATCGATCGGCACGTTGTTGAGGTCGGTCAATTGCCCGACGAACGGCCAGCTCGCTCGATTTGAGAGTTGAGGGAATTGGATCAGGTACATGGCTCAGAGCTTTATATAAAACGTGCAGAGCTTGCGCGGGCCGATGGTGCGAAGTGGGTTGCCGTTCCCGAGCGCATTCATGGTGAGGGTTGAAGTCACCGTGCCCGATGGAGTGATGTTAAGGTTGCCCGCATCAGTGCCGACGTTACTGCCCAATGAAGCCCTCGTGGTATCCGATGAGCCGCTGTTGACATAGTTACGAACCGGGATCGGCACGGTACCGCTGAATGTGGAAGCCACACTCCCCGTCGGTGCAGCGTTCGGGAGCTGCGCGACGGCCAGCGTAAAACTTTCACCGCCCCCAACCGCGCCGAGGGCGTCCGCGTTCGCCGCGCCGAAATAAGCTGATGTCAACCGCCCGGCCAGAGTATTGCCCATGCCATCGAGCGCGCCGAGCGCATAGCCGCGCCAGTCCGGTGTTGCAATCGATCTATTCGCCGACCAATCAGCGGAGGCACTCGCGCCACGCGTAACCTGAGTCGAGCCCTGATAAACCGGAAGGTTGGGATCTTTTCCCCACAGATAATTGAACAATGCTTGCGCCGATGGGTCAGCCAATTCGCTCCCGGCCGACGTCGCTGAGCCGATGGTCTTGCCGTTACAGCGCACGAAACCGCTAATAATCGAGGTATCGTAGCGGACCTTGAGATCGCCCGTTTGCATCACGGTGGTCGGATCAACCGCACCAGCGCCGCCGCCACCGCCCGCCGAGGGGCCGATCACCAGAATGTTGTCAGCCGCAAGCTGCACGACGCCGTTCACATCCTGCAAACGAATCTTGATCTGACCGTCAGCCAAAAAGAACTGCGGTATCCGGCCGGCGGCATCGAGCGTGATCGGATTCGGCAACGGAATCGTCAGCGCCGTGTCCTGGTAGGCATTTTGCGGCGTCCCGACGGTGCCGGCCTGGTATAAATACAATAGGCCGCCAGCCAGCGGCGCGCCGTAGACATCGAGCTGCTGGGTCAGCGAAAGAGGAATCGTGCCTGCCATGGCACCCCCATAAAAAAACCCCGCGATGTGCGGGGTTATGATCGGTTAAGAAGAAACGGCGACTACTCGGGTGGTCCGGTTTGTCTGCTGCCGATATCGGCAATGATGGCGAGGCGACCGGCGATGTCGGCCGCGCGTTGCGAACCTGGCGGTGCCAGCGCCAGTTTTTCGAACTCTCTGCCGGCGTTCGGATTGGTCAGAAGTTTTGTAATCTGATCGATCTTGTTGGTTCGACTGATGTTCTGGATGGCGCGCTGCGCTCGATCCCCCATCTTGAGCACGCCGAACAAGGCACCCGGCAACCCACCGGTATGCCCCGCGGCTCCCGTGAACGCGGCCTCGACCGCGGCTGAACCAAAACTGTGCGGGTTCTCCAGCTCGTGCCGGATCTCCTGGAAGAACGCCGTTGGCGACCCGACGCGCTGCCGCGCCCCCGTGGCCTGCATCACATCCATGAATTTGCTGAATCCATCGGTCGTCTTGTCGCCATACACGGTACGCAACGCTGCATCGAGATTTCGACGTTGCTGCGGATTGCCGAGTACACCCGCCGCAAACCCGGCACCGCCGTACTGGCTGGCACCGGTCTGCAGATCCCGCGTGAACTGATTGAAGCGGGTCTGCAGATAGTGATTGACCAGATCCCTGGCGACCTGTGGCGAGCGTTGTTTCACCGCGGCCAGGGCATCGGAAATCTCGCCCTCCGTCTGTGCGCCAGGATTGCGCTTGAACAGCACGTCCATGGCATGGCTGACATCCGGGTTCTTGGAAAGCTGACCGAGCGGCGATGCCATCACCCCCTCGAGGCCCTCCCGCGCAATCGCGATCGACTCGAGCTTGTCCCGCACACCTGGCATTTGCCGCAGCAGATCCTCGTTCTGCGTGATCGCCTGGCGGATCGTTTTGGAGTTGACGTCAGCGCCCTGACGGCCGGCGTGGTTCAGAACTTCGGTGATGAAATTGTGTTCGTAAGCCTCGCGCGCGGCTGGCGTCGCCACGCTCTGAAACTCCCGCACCCCCGTAGGACCGCGGCCGGTAACCGCCCCCGGTACCTGTTCGGGCCGCATCGCAAATTCAGGCGGCGGGCTCCCAGGACCATAAACATGGGATGGCGTGCCCTCGCGTCGCTCGACGATCTGTCCTGGCGCGCGATCGGCGGCAAAGGGATCGAGCGGCCGGCTCGCCGCCCTAAAATTCTGCATCGCCTCTGCCTGCGCCGGCACCCGCTCGAGCACCTTGTCGAACAGGTCGCGCACATTGAGCAGCTGACTTGCCGCCTCGCCATGGCCGGCGGTCTTCGCCGAGCCAATGATGTTGTTCAGCTCCTCGCGCGCCCGCTGCATGCCAGCGACGCTGGTGTCGAGGTTGCCGTCCGCATCGTTGAGCAGCTCGCGCGCCCGTGTCATGTACGGCCTGGTGTCGCCTTTGGCGGACGCAGTCGCGCGATCGAGAAGCTGGGCGGCCGGCGTCGGATCGACCTGGACATAATGCGTCGGTCCCATGCCGACGATCGGTTTTTCGTTTGGACCGATCGGCCGAATGAGCTGCCGGTTGCGCGCCTCGATCGCCGCTTGCCGCGCCTGCTCATTGGCAGTCTGTTCGGCGTCGATCTCGTCCTGGGTCTTCCGCACCATGCGGCCTTGCGCATCGCGTTTCATGGTGCCGACAGGCTGCGGGATATCGAGCCGCTCGACCGCGAGCTGCTGCTCCGACTTGCGTTCGAACCGGCCGCCTGCGCCACGGCCAACCGGCGGTGGTTCAGGCGGCGTGTAATGTTCCACATAAGGCCCGGTGCGTAGACCTTCGTTCACCGGAACGGTTGGCGGCGCATTGCGTGCCGCGGCGAAATCCTGGTCGGCAAGCGCACTGCGCATGCCCTCGCGCCGCGCCTCGACGCCGGCCAGTTCAGGCTGGATCACATTGCCCGCCTGCTCCGCGGTCGTCGACGGACCCGCACCCCAGACGTTTTCTTTCAGGATCTGCCCTTCCGGTGACTGCTCGACCGCCTGGCGCGCCGTGCTCATGACGTCGGGACCGATCATCGACGGCTGCATGTTCGGTGTACCCAGCTCGCCGAACGCCTGCTGGCCATAACGCTGCACGCCTTCCGGCAGCTGCGAATAGAAATCGGTCAGGCCCCCCGTGCCTTCGACATAGCGCTGAATATTGCCGAGGTTGGTCGCGCCGCCGGTCACATGCTGCAGCGCTGTCGCGCGGGTCATTGGGATGCCCGACGTGTTGGCGTGCTGGAACAGTTCTTCCGCCTGCTGCACCTGTTGAGGTGTCACCCGGCCGCCGGCTGCGTTGGTGATGACGCGATCGGCTGCGCCAGGACGCGTCAGGTAGGCAGCGCCGCCAGCGGTCCCAACCGCAGCTGCGCCGCGCGCCCAGGGCTCGTAGGGCGTCCCCGCCGTCGCCTGGCCGGCGGTTTCCGATGCCGCGCCAGGTGCCCCGACATACTTCAAAAAGTTCGAACCGGCCTCCTTGGCCTTCTGAAGATATTTGCTGCCAAGGCCCGCCAGTGTCTCGGCCGCGGCGGGCGCTTCGCCGGCACGCGTTTCCGGCGCGAGCAGGCCAGGCAGGAACGATGCGATGGTATGGGCATACTGCCCCGGCAGCGTCGTCGCCTGGTGCCGGAACGGTTGCGCCTGGTACCAGGCTTCCGGCCCATAGGCCTCGCCGATCGCCTTGGCGGTCTCCTCCGGAACGACGTAATTTTTCGCCCTTTCCGCATGCACATCCGCCAGTGGCCGGCCCTGCGTCCAGGCTTGCCCGCGCTCGATCAAACCCTGGCCATGCCCGATCATCGACGGAATCAGGCCCAGAATGCCGCTGGCACCTTCGGCCAGGCCTGATAAAGAGCTGAGCCCGATATCCTTCCCGGTCGAACCGTAGGGGTCTGTCAAAGGGGCGCTAAAAGGGGTATTTTTGGTAATGTAGACTCGCGTGAGCGGCTTTGCTTCGTCAGTTTTCTTTTGTCCAACCGGCCCCAATTCAGGCGGCGGGTCTTTAAATTCGATCGGAGGAAGATCGTTCGCCATGTATCAACGTTTCATCATGCTGATCCAGATTGCACTTTATTTGCTGATTTCCTTTTGGCTCTTCAACGCGCTGCCGCCGGAACGCGGCAGAGGACTCATGGTCGGCGTGCTCACCACCGTGATCGTGTTTGTCGCAACAGTGGTGCCGTGGATGTGGTGCCTGATCATTGGCGATGTTTGGCAGTTCCTGAAGCGCTGGCGCTCAGAACGGCTAGAACGGCGACGGCTTGAGGTCCAGCGGGATGTCGGTGTCGTCGACGTGCTTCCGCAACTCCTCGTAGACAGCCCCCTTTGGATGTCCCATCGTGAGGAAGCTGCGCGCCTGGTCGAGATAGTACTGAAGCTGCCCCCGCGTTAGCTTGCCGCTCTTCGCGTCCATCTGATCAGCCTTCGCCTGAACCACCGGGTCGGCCACGCCGAGACGACGCGTTTTTAGGAAATTCTTGAAGTTCTCGTAAGGCGACGGCAGCGCACGCAATTTCTGGACGGTTTCCATTTTGGTCAACCCGCCAGCCAAATAGTCCTGCATGATATCGCTGCGTGCCTGTTTATCCTGTTCCTTCGCCATCATCGTGCCATGGATGATGTCGTTACCGCCTTCAGTGTTCATCAGCTGTGGCAACGAACGTCTGTACATCCCTTCTTCAAAATCAGACGTAGAACCTGAACCGGGAATGCGTTGGGCCGGCGTCAACTTGTTAGTGATGGTTTTGTAAGCCTCGATCTTGTCGATGTTCGAACCAAACTTGAGGCCGTTGTCCGACAGCCAGCCTTGCAGCGCCGCACTGGGCCCGGTCCCGATACCATGACCAAGATCATTCATCTCCTGCAGCATCTGCATGCTTTCCCGCGTGCCAGCGCCTTCCTTGATGATGTTTTCGGCGAACTTGCCGAAATATTGGTCGCGGTATTTCTCTTCTTCGGTCTGCAGCTTTGCTGCTTGAGTTGTAACGTTGACACCACCGGCACTTAAAATGCGCGGCTTGCCATTATCGAACACCAGCGGCGCATCCGGCGCGACCCCGTACTGAACTTTTTCCTGCGCGGTTGCCGGGCGAGAACCCCCGCTCAGATCGAACGGCAATTCACGCGACAATTCCGGATTCTGCTTGTTGATCAGGACATAGCGCCCGTCGTGTTCCTTGATCTCGACATCCTTCGGCGTCAGCTGCTGCGTCAGGATCGCCGCAGCCATCGGCCGCGTGTTCGGATTGGCATAGAGCGCACCGAACAGCTCCGGGCTCATTCCTGATGGTTTCCGAATTGGCCCCTGTCCCGCCGCCGCCGTCGGTTCTTCGTCATCCTCTGCCGTAACAGGAGGTCGTCGAGCCGATGCTGGTTGCCGTAATGGTTGCGGTGGCGGCGGCGGCGGTGCGGCCTGCGGTCGCGCAGCCACAGGCGCTGCTGCTGCTGCAGCGCCAGGCAGATTGATAGGCTGATCCGGATAGGCCCAGGGCGGCTGGCCTTGCTCGTTCTGGCCATACATCCGCGGATCAAACACATTGACCGGGCCACCGCCTGTTCCAGGCGGAATCGTCGCAGTTGCCCCTTGTGGCTGAGGCCATGGTCCCGTTGGCGCTGGTCCCGTTGGCGCTATTGCCGCAGCAGGGTTCGGTTGCGGCATCCTGTTGCCAATGTTGGTTACAGCACGCACAGCAGCCGCAGCGTCGCCTTCACTCCTATCACCTGCATCGGCATAGCCCAGTGCTCTGGCTGCACCAACCGGTGATGCCTGACCAGTCTTGGCCATGTACCAGGCCATGTTGTGATAACCGTCGCTGGCGTTTGGATTGTTCATATTGCGCTCACCGGCAAACCATGCGCGGTGCGCGCCTTCCGGACCATACTTACCGGCGAGACGTCCGAACTCACCACGATAGACCGCGTCCTGCGCTTCTGGATTGAGCACAAACTCGCGCGGCGTCAGCCGCTCGCCATAGTATTTTTCCGTCCAGTCGCCGACGTTCGCACCCATCACTTGAAAACGCCCATAGGCTCGATCTCCGGTGCGCGACGAAGGCCCGACAAGACGATAATTGCCGTCAGGACCGCCGCTCTCCGCATTCGAAGTCTGACGCCCATAGGTGTTGACGATATCATCCTGCTGCGGTGGTCCCGCGAACGCATTGGCGTTGGCGTTGGCGACCGATGGCGGCAATGCGCTCGAGGCCGGCAGCGCCGCTTGCGGTTGGGGTTGCGGCTGCGATTGCGGCGGCGGCTGTGGTTGTTGCGGCTGGAATAATTGCTGCAGGCCCGACAGCCAGCTGCCGCCCCCAGGCGGCTGCGGCGGCGGCGGTTGCGGCTGACCGGTCGACGCGGCGTAACCCTGCTGCGCCAACGCCTGCGCCTGGGCATCCTGCTGCTGTTTCAACTTGGCGGCCTGCGCCGTGCGATAGGTGTTCTCAAGGTCACCCAACATACCGAAGTCGACCTTATTGTCAGGCGTGTAGGTCGGGACATTGAGGATCGGAATGGTGACCATGGATCAACCGAACTGAGGCCGCGCCATCGGCATCGGTACGGATGCTTGCGGAATGGCCGGTGTCATCGTGGGCGTCGCCACATTGGCGCTGGGGATCATCGTCGGCGGCATAAGCCCCTGTTGCGGGCTCTGCGGCGTACCCATCACGTAATTCGCCAGGCTCGAGAGCCAGCCACCGCTGCCGGTGGTGCTGTTGCTGGGCCCTGGATCCGGCAATCCCATCTGTACCGCATAGCCACGCTTCGCCAAATCGCTGCTGCTGGCATCCTGCTGCATTTTGGTCTGTTGCTGCTTCGACGCCTGATAGGTGTTGGCGAGATCGCCGAGCGTGCCGAAATCCACCTTGGTGTTCGGCGTGAACGTCGGAGCGTTGAGAGTCGGGATGGTTGTCATGACTCAACTCACAAGAAGGGCAGCGCGCTGCCGGCAAACTTCAAGGCATTCTGGCCGAGATTGAGCAAATTCTGAGAACCCTGTTGGTTCGCCTGCGCCACCATGTTGTTCTGGCCGATCAGGCCCTGCGTCTGGCCGGTGAGCAGACCGATCTGGTTCGCGGTGTTGCCCTGGTAGACGTTCGACAGGGCTCCGGACGTCGTCGCCTGACCGCCCGCTGCCGTCATCTCCGGACTGACGAGGCCCTGAAGGCCCGACAACCAACCACCATACTGCTGATTATAATTATTCTGCGCATAACCCAATGCGCTGAGATCGGTACCACCGGACCCGAGCTGACCGGATAGCGCCCGCGAACGATTGATCGCATCAAGACCATAGTTCTCTTGCTGTTGAGCACCAGGCCCCATCGAAAAATTCTGCTGCGCAGCGGCCTGCGCCTGAGGACCGTTGACGCCCATCGCATTGAGATAAAGGTTGGTGCCAGCGCCATACTTGGATTGCAAATCTGATAGATTGCCGATCGACGATGTCAACGGCTGTGTCGCCTGCGGCAACCCCGACGCCAGAATCTGGTTGCCTTGCGTGGCGTAGTTATTGATCAGGTTGGTATTTTGCGCAGCCGCCTGCGCTGTGGCGCTATTGCTGCCGCCAAACAGATCGTCGAGAAAGCTCATGACAGAGTGAACCTCTGGTTTGTCGCATCCCAGTGGAAAGTCGCACCCGTTGCCGCCGTGTTGAAGTCGATAGCGTTGAACAGCTGGGCAAAGGTGACCAATAACCTAAACGTCGCGTACCAGTTCGGATCGACGCCGTTGTTGTGCGGCATGTCGACTTCGACCGATTGCGCCGGAAGGTTGATCGCAAGCTTTGGAATCTTCTGTGGTGTCGTCATCTCAGGACATCCGCGTTCATATCCGCCGTCATGAACAGGAACGGCACTCCCGCTGATTCAGAAAAGCGCCAGCGCACGCCTTGCACCTCCGCCTGCCCCCAGATCGACGAGCGTACCCGCGTGTTGGTCAGCGCCTGGCGGCCGATCTTGATCGCGCGCGGATTGCTCCAGGTCTCGCCACCGTCCCGCGAAATCTGAATATCGATCGACGGATCCGTCTGTTGCGGGACTGCGCCGGTCGCAATGCCCACCCCCTTGGTGCAGAACAACTCAATGCTGTTGATCCGCACCACCTGCGGGAATTGCCCGAACGGTCCGGTCTCGATCCGCATACGCAATGGATTGCCGCACTCATCCTGCGCACTGCCGCTGAGCTGCAGAACGGCACCCGACAGAAAGTCGCCACAGTACCAAGTGTTATTCCAGGCCATGAACGGCAACGTCCCGCGCCAATAGGTCTGCAGGTAGCTGCGCCGCTCGTGCCAGCTGCCGGCGTCGACCTCGTACTCCCAGCACCAGTTCGTGCCCTGGACACAGATGAAACCATGACCATTGACCACGTAGGTGCCGACTCGGATCGATGTCTTGTTCGGCTCACTCTCGACCGCGAGATCGACCTCCGGAATCGAGATCGGCTGCGGCGTATAGCCGTTCAGCGTGTAGGTCTTCATGTCGTCAGAGACGAAGAACAGACCCTTGCCGAAACCGTCTTCGGCACCACTGATTGCATAGGGTCCGATGACGCCGCGGTTGATCGTCGACACGTAGCTGAACGGATAGCCGGATGTGTTCGCACCGCCCCAGACCTCGATCGAGTTGGGACCGCACAACAGCAGCTGGCCATTGCCGAGGCTCACCGGACAATACAGTGTGTCCGGTTTTGACTCTGCGGTAGCGAACATCGTCGTATCGATCGATGTCGAATTGACGCCCGATGCCTGGGTCTTGGCATTGCCGTAAGTGAAAAAGAAAAAACCCTTGAGGAAATTGACCGCGTTGGGCGTGCCCTGATTGTTGACATTGGTGTCCGGATAATTGTTGACCGTGGCCGTCGAAGTATTCAGCACGAAAGCGCCGAACCCCGGCGACACGATCACGATGTCCGGAACCGTCGCATTGTCACGTGCCAGGAAACAGGGCTGTGTCCCCGGAATCGAATTGGCGTACTGCGTCAGGTTGTTGCCGGAATCCAGCGAATAGACGTGCGATCCAACGATGAAGTAGACGACACCATTGACAAAGATGGCACCGCGAAAATTGGTGTCGGCCGTCGCCTTGAGCGTGACCAGACCAGGCACACGCGGATAGCCGTATTGCACAGCCGCCGTCGTTGCCAATTTCTCCGGATAACAATTGATCAGACGGCCGCCGGCAGCCTGCGGATGCCGCCCTGGCTGCGACAGCAGCGGGAACGGGATGTTGGTCACGGGTGTGCCTGGCTAGGTTTGTCTGGCTAGTAGTAGTTGGTCCGGAGGATTTCGTAGGTCGACGACTGCGCCGCCAAACGGCGCAGTCGCTCCTCGTGCAGAAAGACCTGATTGAGATCGACCGGCTGGTTGGCGAACTTCGCCGCGCCGTGGATCGCCAGCAGACGCGCCAACGTGTTGAAGAACCGTTGCGGAATCTCGTCACGATCAGCGATGTAGACGATGGTATCCACTTCGGCCAGAACGGCGTCGACGCTGGTGTTCAGCGTGTCGTATTCCGGCTGCCCGAGCGCTTCACCCGCGACCGCTTTGCCGAGGATCGAGGCCGCTTCGTAGATGAGCTGGTCGGCCGTGCGCGTAAGGGAGGACACGGTTTACCTTTTGCCTTGCCCTTGGTGCGCGCGGCCTTCGCCCGAGGGGGCGTCGGGATGATCTCCCTGCGTCTCCGTTGGCTTCTCGGCATGCTCATCGACAGTCCCGACCTTGAAGAACCGGTTGTTTTTCAAGGTCTCGATCAGCTGCGGGTCATAGACATCCGTCGCCTTGCCATCGAAGAAGGTATAGCCACCGGCCTCGAGCACCTTGTTCTCACCCTGCGCGTTGTAAGTAATGCTTGCTTTCATTGGGTGTCCTCCAGTTACGGGGCGATGAAGCCCTCGAGGTAGATCGTGACCGGACCTGGCGCTGCCTGGTTGCCGGCCGCCGCCGCCGAGATGTTCATGATCATGTCGGTGTCGGTGGGGTACTGATAGTAAAGCGCGCCAGCCGGGAACGCCGGGAGAGCGCCGCCCGCCTGTCCCAATGTCGACGCTGCAAGATACCGCGTCGGATTGCCGACATCGCCGAGGTTGAAGGTCAGCGTCGCGCCGCTATCGAGCTTCGGGAAGGCTGGGCCAAACCAGCCCGTCACCACGAAATCCTTAGGGACGCGGAACAGCGCCACGTTCGCATTGAGCGCGAGATCACCCGTGCCGGTCACGCCGGCACCGCCAGCGACGTTGGCAGCGCCGCCGATCACCTTACGCGTGCGGGCAAAGCCCTGGCTGCCGGCCTGCGGCTGCCGGTATGCAAATCGAGTTGCCATCGTGATGGCTCCTTTTGGTTGATGTTGAAAAAACGAAAAGCACCGCCGTTGCCAGCGGTGCCCTATCTGTTACGGGTTCGGCGCTGCGGCGACGAAGCCGGTCCCCATACCCCAGTCGACGAGGTCACCGGTCGTCGCGCCGACAACCGAAAGCGGAGCCTTGGCGATCTTGCCAACACCATACTGCGCTTCGATGCCGAGGCCGACGATGAACTCGTAATCGCCGTCCTCGAGCTGGGTCGCGCGCGGAGCCTGGCCGAACGCATAGGCCATGGCACCTTGGCCGCACATGAAGAACGGCTCGACGTCAACGCCGGCTGCACCGACACCCTTCAGGATCAGGCGGGTCGTGATTTCCGGAATCTCCAGGTAATACACGCCGTCGTAGACAATGCCGCCACCCGAGAAGATCGGGTTTTCTGCAGTCGGTCCGCCTTCAGGCTGCGTGCGAATACGCGCATCGCGGTTCGCCTGATAGATGACCGGATCGGCCTTCAGATCCCGCATGGTGCGCGAACCGACGAAGGTCACGTACCACTCCTGATCGGTTTCCTCGAGCTGCCATGGATTGACTTTGGGCCGCCCGTTGTAGACACCCGGATTGTTCGGATCAGCGCCGGTGACCATCAGCTGTTGCTTCAGCACGCTGCCGATGGCTCCCGACATCTTGTCTGTCGCCACCGCAAGGCTGGCGACAGACGCCGCGAACGTCGACACCTGATTGGCAATCGCGTGCCCAAACAAAATGCGATCGGTATTGCCGTTCATCCAGGTGTCCTTCTGACCCGACGTCGCCGCCGTGAACTTCACGCCATTGACGCGATTGCCGGGAGCCTGAAGGCGATTGGCCTGGATCTGGCTGGTGGGAATCGCCAGCAGACCGTCGACTATATCATCGCGCACAATGCGACGCGCCCAGCCGCGCAACAGCTCACGCGCCGTCGAGCGCACCGAGAACGATGACTCCTTGTTGACCGCACGGTTGTTCGCGACTGCGTTGCGGCCCCAGTCGGCCCAAATCGGGAAGCCGTAGGAGTCGATAATTTCTTCATTGCCGCGCAGCACGCCGGCACCGACGCCGGGACCGGCAAGCTGCGTCACGAGCGGAATGTTGATCTCTTTGCCATCGGCGGCGAGATCATCTAGCCGCACGATGGGATAGCGCGAGTTTGCGCCCATGAACGCATCAAACCGCGAAGCCCGCAGGAAGTCGTAGTAAACCTGCCGCCTGAATTTGATGAGTTCATTGTTGGGATGGTTGGCAGTAAAGGCCATAGGCCGACTCCGCGGTCAGCCGCGGCGATCATCCCCTAAAGGTTTTATTACCTGGGAGGTTTTGCGCCGCGAGCGGTGGTTTGCGCGAAGAGTTCGGCGTCACTGGTGTTGTCTTGCCCTGCATCTTCCGGGGACAACCCCGTTGAGCCAACTCTTGCAATGGACGGAAGAGTGGCGGGCGAAGCAAACTGACCATTGGAGGTACGAGGCTGGGATCCCCCGGCGGGCACCGCAACATTTGGCGCGCCGCCCCGAGCCGCTGCAATCACCGCAGCCTGGTATTCAGGGTTTCTCATCGCCTCGTCGAGAATCCGCTTGTTGTAAGCGCTGAGATCGCCGCCGATCTGCGAGAACGCCACCTGCTGCTGATGCCAGCGCACCATGTCCCCATAGGGGTCCAGTGAGCGCATCAGCCGCATGTAGGTGACGTTCGCGTCCGGATCGCGAGAACGCAAGCCGCTCTCGATCGCGGAGAATGCAGCACCAACCTGTTCTGCTCCGAATTCGCGAATAGCGTCACGCTTGGAATAGAATTCCCGCACCTGGGTGAGCTGCTGATTGAGCGGCTCGATCAGAGGCGAAACTTCTTCCTGCACGAATCCGGAAGGATTCTCGAACATATCCGCGCGCGGCTTGACCTGTGGCTGCGGTTGCTGGGGCTGGAAACGCTGTAACAGCGCCTCCACCTGCATCTGCAGCGCTTCTGCCCGCCGTTCCGCATTACGCGCACGATCGGCTTCCACGCGAAGTCGCGCCGATGGAATAGTCGGCTCGCCATCGATTGGTTGCCCCGGTGCTACCGGCGCTGCCGGTGGCGTCGGTTGAGATTGATCCTGCGGTCCTGGTTCAGGCGGCGGCGTTGCACCAGGTGTCGTAAGCTCCTGGAACAGCGCAGAGTCGTCCGCGACGGACGCTTGGTCCGTGGTCATTACTTCAGCCATGTCAGTCTCCATCGGAACTGTCGCGTCCGACCAACGAGACCGCTGTGTCGCCAGCGGCGCGCGAGGCCGTGATGTCGTTCACGGCAGACGAAAGGTTTATTTGCGATCGTCAAACACGATCCGGCCACCACGATTCACCAGCTGGTCCTGATCATTCCATGCCGGCGCACTGGGTGTGGCCCATTGGCTTTGATTGGAAAACGTTTCATGCAATGGCGTTTTCCAGTAATCGGGGTAATGCAGTTTGCGGTCATTCGGATCGACCGCCGAGAGGGCTTTCGGATCACCAGCCATCAGGCCCGAGTAAAATCCGCGCATATCATAGTCAGAAGCCTTGGCCCGCGGGTCGAACGGCACATTGTTCGACTGCAGCCATTGCCGGAACATCGTTTCCTGCATCGGCGGCAGCGGCGTGTTGTACTGGCTTGGAATTGAGCGGGTGTAAGGCGAATTGTTTGTAGCGACTTGGCCGAGCAATTTCAGCGCTGACGGTGCCGCATAGTCTGGCAGTGATGGATAACGCAGACCGAGCGTCAAAAGATCATCAGCCATCATTCAGACCCGCACCATGGTCGTCCATCGGATTTCCGAAGGTTCATTGTGACCTTGCGCTTCGTTCTGCATGTTCGTCATACCCACGCATCAGCGCATTGGCGAACCATGTCGTCATCAACGCGACATCGCCGCCGTGCCATTTCACAAAAGCCTGCGCCCAGTCGCGCGCGTCGAAACTGGGAAGTGGCCAATCCGGTCGGTCTTCCGGCCTGGTGTCGGCGTGCTCGATCTCGAATTGAGCATGATCACCATTCATGATCTTCATGGTCCGTCCTATTTCTGGAACATGGGCTTCGGTTGCGGCTGCGGCCGGTTGGCATCGATCAACATCTCGGCGGCCTGCCGGCCGCGGTCGTGAACGTCGAGTCCGCGCTGATGGGCGTCCATGGATTCGTGATGATCGGCGGCGCGTTGCTCGAGCGTGCGCTTGTGACCGAGGTGTTCCGCCGACGTGTTCAAATGATGGGCGCGCGCCAGCTTCTCGACGGTCTGCGCCCGCATATTCTGGGTCTTGGCCAGCTGGTCCTGCATCTGCAGGGCCGGCGGCATCTGGAATTCTGGCTGTTGCGGTTGCGACGGCGCTTCGGGCTGCATTTGCTTTTGCGCCTTCGCCATGTTCAGCGTGCCCCGCGATTGGACTTCGCGCACCTCTGCCTGGGCACCCTCCATCTTGATCTGCTGCGCCATCTGGTCTTGCGGCGACTGCTGCGACAGCATCGCGATCAGTTTCTTCTTGTCGCTGCCGGGCAGGTTGGAAACCTGGATGATCGCGGCCGGCGGCACCGGCACCTTGGACTGCGCCAGCGCAATCAGGATGTCGTAGACATCGCCCATCACCGTCTCAGTGTCCTTGCCTTCGTCGAGCACGATGTCGACGTCGATCTGGCCGAGCGCATTGACCAATATCGGCTGCTGCGTCATCGGCGACACCTGCAGCATGTTGATCTGCAGGAACTGGGCGATGCCTTGGTCGTCGATGACGCGCAGGAAACGCTCTTTGGCCCAGTAGCGCTGCGCCGCCCACCACGACTTGCGGTACATTTCGAGCTTCCAGCTGCGATAGTTTTTCAAAAACGGCCCCAGCTCCGCCAGGCCAGACTGCTGCGCCATCGCATACGCACGACCTGAAGCCGCGGCACCCATGTCGCCGAGCAGAGCCGGGTTCGGCCCGAAGGTTTCGATCTCCTGCTTGGCATCCTGGAAATACTGGGTCTGCTGCAGGAACTCCTGCTGCGGCTGGATGATCTCGAGGTCGTCCTTGTTGCCGGAATATTCGATCACGCCATCAGGGCGCGCCGCCTCGCGCCGCAGTTTCTCGATGCCACCATTTTCCTCGACCGCGCCACGCTTCACCTTGACCTGGCGGGTGTTCATGATGTGCAGCGCCTTTGAGCGGTGCTGGTTCATCGCGTCCTGCGGGCCGCGCAACCGCCGCAAATAGCCGAAATGATCGCCGCGCGAGTCGATGAAATTGGCAAAAGCGGAATATTTGCACAGCGACACCCCGCGATCGTCGTAGAACGGCGTCTTGCCCCGCTGCAGCGCCTGCGAACCGATATGCAGGCACCACTGCCAGACGCCATTCTTGATGTACCAATGGTCGACCAGGCGGACCCGGTTGCGCTCGTCGGTCCACAGGATCTCGCGGTCGGTATCGAAGGTGGTGTAGACCTCGCTGGCCGACTCGCCGGCGATATTGAACGACTGATCGGGTCCGACGATCTCGTCGACCTCGTCCTGGGTCGCCCATTTATAGGTACCCATGAAACGCGCATCGGAAAAATCCGGCTTAACGCTGGTCGGGTCGTAAAAGAACGTGCGCGGATCGATGTAGCACCAGCCGACTTCCGGATCGGGCTGGCCTGGCGGAACATGCGGAAGAAAACCTTGACCGGGCATGAGCTGTGGAGGCCCGCCCTGACCAGGTGGACCTTGACCAGGTGGACCTTGACCGGGTGGACCCTGACCGGGTGGCATTTGACCGGGCATGGGCTGGGCTGGCACGCCTTGACCAAATGAAAGCTGACCGGGCGGCGGTTGACCAAAATCGGTCTGGCCAGGCGGAGCGGAAGCGATAAACGTCATCTCTGCAGCACACAGGCCCGACACCGCGGCGTCGCGCACGCACTCGGTCTCGATGTCCTCAAAACCTGAAGAGTCCAGGATGGTGCGGACCACTTGGGTGGCGACCTCCGCCCCGTTCTCCTGGTTCTGGGTGCGCGGATAACCCTTCGGATCAGAACGCAATCGACGCATGGTACCGACCAGGCCGTCGATCTTGCGGCCAATGCGATCGAACACGATCGGTGGCTGGCCGCGCTTTTCCAGGGTCCGGATCTGCGCGTCGGTATATTGCTGGGCGTAGTAGTAGCACCATGAATTCCGGGCTTCCTCGATCTCGCGAAACTTGGTCGAGGCGTAGCGATTGAACTGGGTCTTCAAGAGCTGGACCGGCGAGTAGCTCTGGGTCTCGCTTTGCGACGTGTTGGCGCGATCACCACCCTTAACATTCGACG